GAAGTTTCCCTATCAGCAGGACCTTCAGGTTCAATGTTTAGGGGGAACTTCATAATTGTTGCACCGCTGGTAATTGTTGCACCAGCAAGTTGTTCAATACGGAATCTTCCCAGATAAGGAGAATTCTGAACGTCCAGATATGCCGTGTTGGACATCGGAGGTTCGGAAGTTGTTCTAGAGGGGTCGAAGTAGTACGAAATATTGGTAACTTCTTCGTTAACTGCAAGAGAAACGTAAGGTTTGACACCACCAGTAACAACGCCAGGAGTACCAGAACGCTCAATAGCATTGAAAGAGTATTCCAGTTTATAGAGATTATCTTTAGAGAATGTTAGATAATAACCAACCATCGACGGGTCAGATACGTCAAAGACGTACTGGTGACCGTAGAACATCGGAAGAACAGGTGTCTTAGCAGAAACCACTACATTATTTGCACCACCATTTGCTTCGGCGGGGTTATCTGTAGGAACTCCTCTCAGAGAGTATGTAAATTCTCTGCTGGTGAAGACTTCCTTAACGAAGAATGAACCGTCATAGTCATTAGCAGTACCATCACCACTGTTACCAGTAATGTGAATGATTTCATTGGGTTTGAGGTAATGTGCAGTTGCGGTTGTTACATATGCAATATCTGTGTTATTAATTGCACTATACTTAACAATTTTGGTCAGATTAGTCACCAAAGTAATTTTGGTGACACCAGTCAAACCACTAATAGTCAGAGTGCTATATTCGGAGTTGAAAGAAAGTTGGTCAGAGGTCAAACTGACAACAGAACCAACAACAAACTCAGAGGAGCCACTGATATCATCGATTCTTACGCTGTAATCTGGGTCACTATGGGGTTTGAATCTTGCAAACTCATCAAGATTATTTGTTGCAGATGGGTCAATCAGAGTGAAGTCTTCTTGTGCAAGGTTGAAATCAAAGACGCCAGGAGTAGTGTTAATTACTTCAGCAAAGACATATCCTTTAATTTCGTTAATATCATTGACATTAGTTTTCAGTTCTCCAGAATCAATATAAGTATCCCACTCACCAACAATATCAGCAATGTCAATTGTATTCGGATGTGCAGTTGTATCAACGTCAATAATCTTTGCTTGTGCTGCAATAGTGCCAGCATTCCAGACCTGAAGTGTTGCACCCTTAGTGAAGTTCACAGGGAAAGCATTTGTAGTCAATCTTTGTACGTTGTTGACCTTGGTTGTGGTCGATTGTGCAATAAAGAACTTACCATATGCCTTAGGAGTTACCCGAACCTTCTTAGAACCAGGAGCAGGAATTGTAGCAGTTCTAGTCGCCCAAACATCAGTAATCTGACTTACCGTCATGATATCCTGAGTAAGAAGCGATGCTACGTCATTATAGTCAAGAACCTGATAACCTTCTGATGCTAGGTCATAACCAACAATGTTATTTGTTACCGAAGCACCTCTAGTGATTGTAGTATCATCAGTTTTATTAAATACAATGCCATTATTGGTTGTAGAGAATCTACCAGTTCTTTCGTTTGCAGTTACCTTATCTAACTTGTGCAGAATTGCATCTGTATGAATGTAATCGGTACGACCATAATACGCAGTGTATTCTGCAGTAACAGAAGGTGCAGTTTGAGACAGAACTCTATCACTAATCTTAACACCATCAATATAACCAGAGAACTGAGTCGATGCATCATAGGCACCAGCAGTATTGGTGAATCCAGGAGCGTTAGCAACGAAGAAGTTATTATTCAGATTAATAGAAGGAGCAGTTGCTTGGCAAGCAATAGTACCATCAACAGCAAGAGTGTATGTATTACCACTCTTAGTCAGCGAAACAAAGTGCCAAGTATCAGTCGAAATTACACCAGCGGGTGAAACAATCGGAGAGCTACCATAAAGTGCTGTAGCATTAGCATACAACAGAATTGCATTAGTATTGCCAGAAGAACCAGTTCTATCCCAAACAACACTGATGCCAGGTCCAGTCCAGTCACCAAATGTAAACAGGGCAGGATTTGCTCCAGTATAACCAGCAGTTACATACTGAGAACTTGCATTGAAGAAACCAGAGACCGTGAAGTCTTTGCTGGTCATGTCACCAAGACCATACAGAGTTGCGGTGTCTCCACTTTGTACATTCAAGTATGCTGCGGAATATGTTGCAGCATTGATGTCATAACCTTGTACATCCAATGCAGTATTAGAACCTCTACCGATAGAACCTGCACTATCACCAGTCCAAGTTACGTTAGTAGTCTTTTCAGTTGTGTCTCCAAACCCTGGGGAAGAACCATCAAGTTCAAAATCAAATAGTGCAACAGTTCTATTGTGCTTCTGCTGACCAACAAGAACATGGTCTCCAGAAACATCAGAGTGAGATGCATACCAGGAACCACCCTCAGTACCACGCTCATAGTCAACCTTATAATTGGTTTGAACGCTACCATTATAAGAAATCTTGAGGAAGTGGTTAATTACCTTCTTATCACTTGCTCGAACAACTTCAAGACCAACGTTAAGGTGGTTAAAGAGGTCAACATTACCCGAAACCATCTTAATGCTGTCAATATTGACATTACCACAATCATAGATGTAGCTCCAGATAGGAGCAACTCCAAGACTGTACTTACCTACCCAGAAATTCTTACGCTCAAGATTAGTCTTATTAACAAGTTCAGCACTAATCCACAGTTCATTAAATTCGTCAATGACCATGTGTGCATTATCAAGTGCAAACCCAGCATTAGAAACTTGCTGCAGGGTGTTACTTACAATACCAAACTGAGTCAGTTGACACTTACCAATAACCAATGATTTGTCATCGCTGGTCGAGTTAGGGGCAGTTTCCATCAAATAGTAAATTCTATCGATGTCCTGACCAGTAGTTTCGTGGTGTACTACGATATCAAGCAGTTTCTCAGAACGAGTCAGAGAAGTGAATTTTCTCTTAGCAACAAAGTTACCCAGTTCATTAAGAACGATGATAAAAGCATCATATGCAGAACTGGTGTTAGTATCTGTATATCCACCAAGGATATAACGGTCTGTTGTCAGTTTTGTCAAAGACGTGATGTAATCACCACGAGAAATACCAGAAATACCAGCATACTCACGCTGCCAGTCGAGAGTTGCAAGAAGACCAGTGTTATTTTGGTTATACTTAGCAACGATGATGTCTGGATTATGTGCGGGGTTGATTCCACTGGGTTTTGTATGTCCTGCGACGATAACGGTGTTAGCGTCATCTTCATCGACATAAATTTCCGTCAATTCACAATAAGAATCTCCAGTAATATTGGGAGAGTTAGAACGGAGCGACTTTTCCCAAACTTTGATACCAGTAGAGTTGTACTTAGCAACAAAACCGTAGAAGTTACCAACAGCATCCTGAGTCTTACCTACAACATAGGTATCTTTGTTAGAAGTTGTGGTGACATTATGAATAACGGTCTCCTCACCAGTACCATTGATTGTGTTGAGGAAGTAGTCTGCCTTCTTAAAGATTTGGGGGTGAGATACCAGGATTCTGGGGTCAGTTGTGAATCCATTACCAGAATTGATAATATTAAATCCAACAACGTTACCAGTTGCAGTGTCTAGTTTGGGTTCAATAACTGCGTCTTGTCCAACGCCATCAATTTCAACAGTGATAGGTACTTCTGAGGTATAACCAGTACCAACTTGAGTAACATTCAGTTCTTCAATACCCTCAACAACAGATACCTTAAATTCTTTATTGGTATTTGCCTGAATTGGTGTATATTGAACATTGATGATGTCAGCAATCTTCAGGTCATGAGGGTCTGCACAAGTAATAACGCCATAAGGAACGTCATTAATCATTTCAAAGGTGTAAGAATCAATCGTCTTACCCTTAATTTCAGAAACTCTCGCAGAAATTCCATATCCATCAGTATCGGTATCATCAAAGACCAGTACGTCATTTACCTGATAGGATTGACCAGGGTTTTCAATAATAAAACCGTCAACCTTAGCGTCTTCAAACTTAGTAGTCGTTTCTACTTCAATATCGACTCTAGAATCAAATTTGACAGTCGGGAAGTAATCAAATACCTCAAGACGGTCCTCTTCTTCAAGTTGATTGACCGCAGCTGCCTCAGTGGTATCAATAATAGAGTCTCTGTTCTCGTCTTCGGGTTCTAACTGAATAAAGTCACCATCTTCAAAGGTGATTGTGTCAGTTTCAGCGTTAGGAGTTCTTTCAACGTCAATATCAACATTCTCATAAGGGTCACGGAATCTAACAACACCACCAGGGATATTTTGCTGTACCGCAGTCTGCTGGAGGTTCCACTTATCAACAACAGAGTTCCAAGAGGGACCAAGAACATAGGGGAAGACTGGATTGCCTGCTTCAGAAGCATCAATGGTAACGAAATAGCAATATCTGCCTGTTGGGAAATCAGGAGTCTTAGCAAAACGACCGTTGTACTGGTCAAGGTCACCAGAACCAAAGTTGTACTGATAATCTTCAACAAAAGAACCTTGTACATACTCGGTCAAAGAAGGACCATCAATACGAGCAGGGGTGGGATTTGTATCTGGATGATAAATTAGGTTTGTTTTTAATGCATAAGACGATGACATTCTCCTGATTGCAGAAGACTGGTCGGTTGGGTCATCATAACCATAAGGACCGTAAATAGGGTTACCATCAAATGCCCAACCAATAATTGGGGAGTGCTGAAGACCAACCTCTTGCTCTCTAATCAATCCGTTAGAGTCAAGAATCATATTGTCACCCAGAACGTATCTCAGACGCTGAGGGTTGGCAATGTGAGCATACTCACCACCATACTGAGTGTTATATCCTTCAAAAACAGCACCATATGCTTCGTCAAAGTCACTATTTGCTTGGAGGTTATAGGTCCACTCAAATACTTGAGAATCGAACTCAGCGCCACTACCAACGGATGTCAGAGTAACAATTGTGGTGCCAGATTCGTATCCAATACCTTTGTTGAGGATTTCGATGCCAGTAACACGACCAGCATTCTCGCCATCGGTATCAATAATAGCACGAGCAACAGCACCAAAACCTTCGCCGTAAATAGCAACTTCAGGAGGAGTGGTGTATCCATTACCTGCAGCAACAATAGCAATGGAGATAATACGACCATTATTAACGATTGCTTGTGCAGCAGCACCAGTACCAGAGCTTAGAGTGATATTTGGTTTGCTGGTGTAAGAAACACCACCATCACTAACAACAATCTCCTTAATAGGTCCACGAACTTGTGCTCTACCTGTAGCACCAGAACCGCCACCACCAACAATCGTAATATCGGGTCTAGAGGTAAAACCTGTGCCACCAGAGTTCAGTAGAATTCTAGAAACAACACCTTTAGTTACAATAGCAGTTGCAGATGCTCCTTCGCCTCCGCCTCCAACGATAGAAACAAGAGGTGAAGATGTATATCCAGAACCACCGTTCAGTACCTCAATTTCGGTTACAGAACCATTAACGATGACATATCCTTCTGCACCAGTACCACCACCACCGCTGATGCTAAGAACTGGCGGAGAAGATGCATCATAACCTTCACCAGCATCAGTAATATTAACAGATGTCAGAGAACCATAGATTTTGGTCAGTTCAGACTTGTATGACCAAATAGACACACCATTTGCCCAAGTACCGAGAGGACCAGGAGTAATGTTGTCTTTTGTAGAAATTGTTTCTGGGTTTCTGGGAAGTCTATACAGTTTTCTCTGGTTTCCAGGAATCAGAGCAGTTTCATTGAACGGACCAACTTTATAGTTGGGAATACCAGATGCTGCGATGTAAACGTAGTCAGTATTGAAGAACGTATTTTGGATGTTTGTGGTATAGTTACCAATAATTTTTTGAATGGACTCAGTGTCAGATTTACCACGGTTAAGGTCAACCGAAATCAAAATATTACCTTGAGGAGTGGTAGATGCTGGTTGGGGAAGTTGATACTTGAAGATATAAGCATCTTCTCTAGATTGAACCAGGAATGTACCGTTGTACAGGTTAGGGTTTGCACCATAAACCGTAACTTGGTCTCCAACCAGAAGACCATGGGGGTTAGTGCATGTTACGGTAGCAATTCTGTCTCCAACACCACCAAATTCAACGCTCTCAACCTGAACAAGTTTTTTGACGTTGTAAATCCAAGATTTCAGTTGAGGAATGTCTTCAGTAGAACCAAGTTTAGAAACGGTCAGTTTATCACCAGACAGATAGTAAGAACCATCATCGGTCAGTACTGTTTGTTCTGCTTCAACGATACCAACAATCTGAACGACAACTTCCTGAGCGGTTCCTTTATTGATGTATGCATATGTGTCAGATTGCACCTCTGTTGCAGCATCCCACTTCCTAGAAGTTGTTCCGTTGATGCCACGAGTACACTCAATGAACTGGTTTAGGGACTTTTCCTTATAACGAACCTTTTCCTCACCATTGATTACAAATACACCGTTTCTCTCAGGCCAACCAACAGTAGAGTCAACAATAATAATCTCATCCTTATCAGTAATACCTTCGCAAAGGCGTGTCTTGTAAGGAATTGCAAAAGAACCTTCGATTGTTTCCTCGGACAGAATCAGTTCAAAGATTTCATAATCTGAAGTACGAATAGTCAAATAGTTTTCAATCAGAGCACTTGCTGCTTTGACGTTAGTGTCAACAGCATCTGCATCTTGGGTCAGAAGACCATCAGTGATATTTCTTGGGTCACCAGAAATCAGAATACAACGAAGAACTGTATCAATAGTCCAAGTCGCAGCAGAAGGTTTAACAATCTGCTCCTTAGGGTAGGTAATTTCAATATCCTCACCGTAAATCAGTTTGAATAGGAATGCAACCGAATCTTGAGTACCCTTAGATGCATAAAACTTTCTAATATTCTTGATGATGTTAATAACATCAATCTTCTCATAATCAAAGTAAGGAACATTGGGAAGATACTGTTCAGCAAACTTAGAAATCATTTTCTGAACGAAGAGACCGTCCAGAGAACTAACTCTAGGGGAGAATGTTGCTGTGAGTGTGTGTGCTTTTGCAGTAGTGCTATTTTCAAAGATAGCATTACCAGTAGAATCATATTCTACAAGTCCACTTACACCTCTAACACAACCCTCAAACTTTGCTTGAGTGTATTCTTGACCTTGCTCAAGTACTTTGAAACCTGTAACTGCAGCAAAACCAACTTCAGCAGATGCTTTTGCTGAGGGAGGTCTTTGGATAATGATTTTGGGAGGGTTGGCAGTAGAATACCCAGTACCAAACTCAGTAATATTAATATCAGTGATAGAACCATTAAAAATGGTTGCCACGGCCTTAGCACCAGTACCACCAATAGGAGCACCAGTTACAGGGTCAGTACGGTCATCAATAATATAAATCGAAGGAACGTCATCAAAACCGATGCCACCGTTCAGCATCTCAACATCAATAACACGACCTGCAGCATCAACGGTAACGTCAAGTACCTGGGCCTGATTGTGCTCAACTACACGAACTCTAGGGGGATTTGCCTGACTATATCCCCTACCAGCATTATTTACAGTTACACTATCAATTTCACCCTTGCTGTTAATGGTGCAAGTGATATTTGCAGTAATTGGGTTTTCACCAGTAGGTTCATCAATGTAGATAGTCGGTGCTACAGAGTATCCTTTGCCAGGATTATCGATATTGATGGTGCTTGCAATAATTGCGCCATTACCATCAACATTAGGTTGGGTTAATGTGCCACCACCAGGAACTTCAAATGTAATTCTAGGAGTAAATGTATATCTAGAACCAGAGTTCTGGAGTTCCAGACTAATTACCTGACCATCCTCACTTACAGTTGCCGTTGCCGTTGCAGCTTCTCCAGCAGCGTCTGTAGGTGGTTCAATATTTACAATAGGAGGATTAAGGTTACTAAAACCTTTACCTCCACTTAGAAGGGAAATGCTTTGTAGTCCATTGACAAGAGCAGATGCAACAGCACCGCTTCCATTGTCAGAAACAATAGTTACCTGAGGAGGATACTCAAGTTTGTAGTTAGAACCACCATTAGTAACTTTAATGCCTGTAATTTCACCAGTATCAGAAATCTGAGCAACTCCAGATGCACCACTACCATAGGAAAGGATAGGTGCTTCAATAGAACGAACGTTTGCTCTAGAACCCAAAGAAGGGGGATTCGTAAAGATGATGGTGTCACCGTTGATATTGTAATCAACCTTGGGTTCCAAAAGTTCATTATTCAGAACGACCATCGTATACTCAGTCAAAATAGGACTGTACGAGAAGTCGTTTACAGTGATATTGAAGGTTTTCGTAGTTCCATCAAATTGACTATCAAGATTGTCAATTACCTGAATGTTATCTTGGAAGAAACCTTTGAGATATACAATGCTAGTCTGTTCAGACGAATCATTGAGCTGAGGAGACCTAGGAGGCGTTGTAAGGGTGATTGTAGAGGTATTCAGTACATAATCAACACCAGGCACCAGATACTCGCCATAAACGCGAACCAGGAGGTGATTAGCACTAGGGGGGACAACCAGATTGCTCTCTGTGGTTACAGAGAAAGTAGATGTAATACCGTCGAAAGAATTATAAGGGTTTACCAGAATTTGGAGTTTATTGTTAAACTCAGCGTATGAAATACCAGGGGTCAGAGATACTTGAGGCGAACTCGTTGCCTTTTCATAATAAACGATTTCGTCTTCCAGAAGAAAACTGCCATTCTGTTCCAGGAAGTTTTCAACAGACTCAACGATGATTGTCGAATCCGTAGCAGAGATGCTATTCAGGAGTTGCGTTCTTCCCTGAATCAGGTTGATATCGTACCTGTCGATATTTGCATAGTCAAGCAGATTTGACAGGATGTCCTGGGACAAACCAGTCTTTTCTTGAGACTTGTAGTAGTACTCAAGAAACTTGACGAAATGAGGGTTTTCGTCTCTGATGTACTGGGGCATTTGCCCCGCAACAAGCTGGGAAACCGTAGTATTCATTCTGGTATTATCTACTATTAGTTAAATCAGAAACAAGAAGCCAAGTCGAACAATCCGCCTGTGGTATCAGGAATGATTGGAGTCACTGTTTCAGGGATGCTTAAGAAGACTTCTGGCGTCAAATTATTTATCGGAATAACCGCAGGAGGTGTTGTGCCAATCGGGGCAACTGTAATCTCGGGAATAGGCAGAGACAGGATTGTTCCAGTGTCAGAAGGATAAACTGTAGTAAAGTTATCAGGAATAACTTGTACAGGAATTTGAAGGTCAATACCACCTTGCCCAGAACCGACTACAACGGTTGTATCACCAACCACAACCTGTGTCTGGTCACCAAAAATATTAATAGTTGCATTAAGGTTTCCTGTGGTAATAACATTCACTGGACCGAAACAAACTCTACCTGTGGAATAATCTACTGTACCTGCGGTTCTATTTGTATAGACTTTGCTAGTACCAGAGTTATAGAAGGTCATCAGATTGCCAAAACCATCATCTTCAAAATATTGGTCAACATCAGGTCTATCAATGGTTCTAAAGGAACCAGAAAGGAGAATGGGTTCTTTAACACAATTTCCAGAACCATCATTGCTTGGATTTGAGTCATAAAGACTTGTACCAAAGTCAATACAGTAGGTGTTGGTCTGACCTTGTAAAGGATAGATGTACTTCAGCAATGTTGCCTGTACAGAAGAAGTGTCAATCGAGTTATCTGCAAGTTCAATCGCTTTTTGTAGTTTTGACAGGGAGAAAGAACCACCAAAGTTGTTAATATTCTCCTGCCCCGCATATTGAGCAATTCCCTGACTAATCAGAGACTGGAGTTCCGATTCAGACAGACTTGTCGAGTTTTTATCGTATAGAACGAAAATATCGGTAATCAGATACATGTAATCTGGGTCAATGATTACAGGTTCGATAGATGCCATCGCATACTTTTTCAAGTTGTTCTGGATGGACTTTTTAGTTGTATTATTGAGGGTAGTATTGTTCTTTGTCTTAATCGCAATGTAAACCTTGCCATAAACGGGCGGATTCATCTCTTCTCCACCAAAAGCAATTACACTATCAGCATTGGTGTAGATTTGTTTGGTGATTGTCGAATAATCCTCGGCAGTAACTGCTCTATACTGAGTGGAATAATATCTCGGGGCATTGTACTTAATACTTGCCAGAGATTCTGCGCCATCGCCGTAGCGAGTTCTTTCTTTGAGGGTCAAATCAATATCGGCAGCACCGATATTCCGATTTCCGCTAGTAACAATCTCACCAGAGAAAGTTAGATTGTTAATATCGTTCGCATCGGTTCCATTACAGCGAATATATTCAATTTCAATTACTTCACCGTCTACAAGTGCTCTACCAATAGTACCATCGCCAAATTTTAGTTCATATCTCGAATCTTCAACTTCATTCAAGAAATAGACTCTAGATTCTGAGTTGAGGTCAACAATGTTCTCTACAAGATTGTAAGCATCAACCTGTTGGGACTGTGCATTGGGTCTAATCTTGACTACAAGAGTTGTAGTGTCAATTTGGTCGGCAGGAATGATATATCTCTGCTTCTGATAATTATTAACCGTGTATTTGTACGTAATAATCGAACCCTCATACAAAAGGCAATCATGGAAATGTGCCTTACCACTCGTATCAACCGTGGCGGTTCTGTCAGATTGACGTACAAACGAATATTTGCCACCTGCTGCTACAATGCCCTTTTTAAGGGTCACTGTCTCTGGATATACACCATTTTCAATATTTACGCTCACTGCGATGTCAACACACGCTTGAGCTGCTCTAAATGACCGAGGAACGTAGTTTAGAAGCTTTGCAATATTAACAACGTTGTCTCTTGACGATGCGCTGTTAATGAAAATCTCGTTCAATGCCATATTAGCGTTGAACGAGTTATAGTAAGTATTATATGCTAGTACATCAACCAAGTACGACAATGTACTACCTTCAAAATCATAATCTGTGAACTCAGGACGAGTCCGCATGTATGATTTGATGGATGCTTTAATCTCATCAAAGGTTATTGCTGTTAGATTGGTTGGCAGCATTTTAGAAGTCTCTTGCTAGAATGAAATCAATTTCATAACTAATGTTTTCCCCAACAATTTGGTACTCCAAGTTTACTTGGATGCTGTTTTCCTCATAATTAGGAATGAGGTCCAAATTTGTCACGATAATTCGACTCTCAAAGTTTCTAATGGTCTGACGAATCTCATCTTCGATAGAGTTGAGTGTAAATGCGTCTAACTGTTCAAACAAAGCCGCATATACATCAGAACCCAGGTTGGGAGCAAAAGGACGCTCCCCCTTACGAGTCAAAATTAAATTTTTAAGTGATTGCTTGATGGCATTCTCATTGAGAACCTTACCACAATCATTTGTTAAGGGATTACGCGCAAAACTGACTGCAATATCTAAAAAAGACTTGCTAAATTGAGATTTACTCGTATTAATCGGTTTTAGTGCCATCCCACCTACAGGAGTTTTTCCTAATATGTATTTAGCACTGAAAACCGAGACGTTTATTTACTTTCCTTGACCACGATATGGTTTACGTGCTTTATTACGGGAGGTAGCAGCATATTTTGTATTCTTGCTGTTACCCTGACGAGTACACTTCGGGTTCGATTGAATAATTTTCTTACCAGAAAGACCAACTTTTGCTTTTGCCATTGTAAATGAGCGAGTACCTAGTAATTATACCACATTTACGCCATCATGGCAGCCTGGTCTGAAGCATTTAGTCTTGCTGACCATTGCTGACCTGCTGGAGAAGGTGTAATGCTGCCTGCGTTGGCACCAGCACCTGCTGCTGCGTCTGCTGACTGTGTACCTACATCTGCTGCGGCATCGCCAGCAGCATTTTCTGCATCTGCTCCATCATCTCCACCACCAACAATGACATTTGCAGAACCTGCAGCAATTTTACTGAGGCAAGGCGGACCTAGAGGGTCTCCAACCCGTGCCAGAGGGCGACCATTGACCAATACATTCTTACATGTGGCAATTACTACTCTAGGGTGACCAACACCTTTCTGGTCTTCAGCAGTTAGCATACTACAAGGTGCTGTAATGACTGTAGGAGCGCATCCTGTGGGACTACAGCAGTTCGAGATGACCGTATGCATAGTTGCAGACGTATGGTTCGTTAAAACGTCTCCATCGAGCACAGGGACGATGCTGTTAATGAATACATTTCTCAGTGGAAGTGTTCCAAGAGGTGCAATAGGAAATCCAATCCACAGACAAGTTGCATCTTTTGTTGCCAGAGGTTTTACAATAGCAGTAGCTGGTGTTACACCACATGGGTCAACTGCTTTATTGTGAACATGACCTTCAATTGGTCTCCCATGACCAGTGCAAGTACCCTGATAAATTGCTGCGGGTTTTTTACCTGTCATTATTGTAAAGAGGGTACAGATACAGTAGGAGTATTTATTTGCGGACACATAAAATCATATGGATTGCCAAATGCCTTAAGTGCATAACCATAAGTATCCACAGTTGCGGTCAAATTATTGTAAATTGTAAGGTCTGAGGATAGTTCCCACCCACTACATCCTGGTCCATGAGGTCCTGTAATGGTATATGACCTAGAAGTAGTGTAAGTAGTACCATCTGGGTGTTCTCCATCGTCTCCAGGGGTGGGAAGACCCGTAGGTGCCTCTGCATAAGAACCAGAACCACCCTCACAAGGACATTCCCACTCAAATCCAGTCTGCCCACTTACCTCAGGACACCCACCACAATCACCAATCGTGACCCCAAGAGTGATATTTGCGGTAATTTTGTCCCTCATGTCATTTTTGAACTGCTTGATGATGTATTTTTCATGGGCAGTAGCGCAAGGAAGGTCAAAAAAACTTCCAATGACTGTATATTTCTTCTGAACGTTGTATCTGGCAATCTTTTCTTCCGTAATTGACTGTACTGAGTGGTCAAATTCGTTGTTATTGAACGTATCTTCAATTTGTTTGTACTGATTTCCGAGTTTTACCAGACTTGAATCGTCAACTGTGTCGGGATTATTCAAAAAATGCTGTGAAATGTACGGTTGCATGAAATTATATGCAATCGGTTCAAGAACTTCTGCACTACCCTTCTGTTTTTCGAGGTAATGTTCGCGCTTATTCCGATTTGTATCATACACAAAGTCAACAAATGCATCAGTTGACACATCTACAGTGCGTTTTTCGTTTTGCCAGTCAATCAAACTGGTAAGTTCGCTCGTTTTGAAGTCTCCAAAGATGATATTACGAGATTCTTTGTCCATTGCTTCGGAGATTTTTTCCCAATGTTGCGTATTTGGATTGTCTTCGTGCTTAGTTTCGGGCCAAATTGTCTTGACATCAATTCTATCTGCGGTATGTACGCCTAATTTGGGTGCATTAGCACCTCCTTCATACCCTCTTCCCGCATATTTGATGTTAACATCAACTAAAGTACCGCCAGACCAAACGCCTTCAATCTCAGCAGGGCGATATTTAACTCTATCTGTAGAATAATCCGCTGGTGGTAGCACATAAAGATTGGGTTTGGGGTAAAAATCATCATAACCAGAGCCACCAAACTCAATTGTAACGTCAGTTAACCTTCCAGAAGTGATTGTTGGTGTCAAAACGGGCTCTCTAATCTCATAATTCCACCCAGTTTTGAAGTCGGAGCGGATTTTTCCAATCATATATTGGATTTCTTTCTCTCTAAACTCATATCTTCCGAACAATCCCGCTTTATCTTTGATTCCTTGACCCGCTTTTACGCGAATTACGTGCTGCTGTTGCCCTTGAGTGCCTGCTCCTGCCCAAAATGGACCAGCAGTTGCGGTATATGTGCCGTCATAAGTGAAATCTTCTCCGCTTCCCTCCAAATTAATGAGATGATACTTGTTATAATACAGAGATGAGTGCTTAATTTCCGCAACTGTCCACCCATTAATGGTATCACCGACGCGAATTCCGTTAATTGACTTTGCTCCAGGACCAGTTGGCGGATTTGTGTACTCAAACATGATGGACATACTGGTAGTATGCGCTGTCCACAGCAAAGGATAACCATCTCTGGCATTTCCCTGCGAAGTATCATCGGGTGTCGTATATGAAATATAGGTAGTTTCTACATCACATGGACAGTCAATTGGTATATACGTTGTAGTTGTGGTTGTTGTTTCGTCTGTACCTTCAGGAAGATAGTCTGGTTGACCTACAGTCCCCGATTCAGGAGTCGTAGAAGTCTGTGTTTCGGTCACAGTTTTCAACAACCAGCAAGGAACACCGACTTTATGGTCCGATGTATCAAACAAATAATAGAACCACTCGTCTGAAGTGATGGGTTCAAACGAAATATCTGTAGGAAAAAAGTTTAATGCAGCAGTATAACTCGCAAAACCACTAGAAGAGAGAGGAACTCCTACTCTAGTACCAATATCTTCGGAGCTAATTACGTCTCCAGCAGTTCCTTTATCGGATTTTTCTTCAATAATAGTGCCTCTATACAGAATTCTATCCCGACACCAATTATCTTCTTCAATCGGCCATGTAGCAGGGTGCTCATAAACTGCACTGTTTTGAGATTGCCCAGCAAATTGATGCCCAAACTCCATCGTAGCACCCCCTGAGGGAGGTGTCCAAACATCACAATGACTGGTATTAGGGTATCCAAAGGTGCTACCAGAAATAGAACCGTCTGTAGTGCAGCATGCCATTACTTTAAGTCCTCCAGTCTCTTGTAGATATCATCAAAAACTTCTTTAATTGACAGATACTCATCTGTACCTGGCGGTTTATACTTAATATCGTGAAAATTGGGTATCTCTTTCAGTCTGTTCTGCAGGGTTTCGATTGCCTCATTGTGCATCTGAAGCACTTTGTTAATAACTTCTGCCTGTATAGTGACATTATACTTCAGTTCTTCATACTCTTTGGCAAATGGAACCATCCATTCGGGTATCGGATACCGTTTATCAGGGTCCTGTAACTTCTCATACTCTGAATATGCTTGTTCAATACTCTGAAACTTTTCACCAGACCAGTCACCCTGATGCATTGGGTCCTGAAGTTCAGGATTGTGGTATCCAAACGGATTATCGGGGTCTTTTTGCTGTTCAGTCATAGTTGTTCAAGTCTACACACATGAGGGCGTAGCGGTCCATTTCACCAGTCTTGTACCATTCTGGTTCTATGTATGCTGCATGCCATAGCCAACCATCATACCAGGACACACGATTATACTTCATCTCCATTACATGCCACATTTCCCAGTTATCATCGCCCTTAAAGCATTGCCAGGGTTCAACGGTCCTGGGACGCTCTAAGAACTCCCTAAAGAAATCATATCCACCGCCGTAGGCGGTACGCGCCGATGGGTCGTTTCCGAAGCGCGGTGACCTATAAAAAGCAGTGCCCCCATGACACTCTTTCGTTAGCCACATGCTAAAGACGTTCTGACACTCATCGGTGTGTGGCAGATAGTTCTGTCTACGAGCTGCCATGTCCCCATTGTATATGTTAGTCCCGTAGTTAAAAAACCCGTTGGGCACATACTTCTTATATTCTCTCTCAATGGGTAGCAACCACACTGAAGGAATCCATTGACGCTTCCCAGGAGCTTGGTCGATATCCCATTCTGCTGACGAGCCGACTGGGAAAGATTCCTGTAAGAATTGGGTAAATTCATCAGGACGTAAGAGAAAGTTGTCAAAGTGTATGAAACGTACTCCTTCGACAATCTCCTCCGAGATTTCCATACGTGGGTTAATCTCTTGGACGTACTCTAGGGTTTCGCGGTCAATGTACTTCATTCTGTTAGTCGCTTTGTTAAAATCCAGACGCCATCTTCGTCTATTTCATGGTCGAGCTCGTCTCCAACCTCCCACCGAAGTTCTTCGAGAAGTTCCTCAGGTATTGGCAGAAACAAATCGCCGTGCTCGTCCTCTTCGATAGTTATGGTAAATCTTTTTGACATATTGCTACAATGGGGTTATCGGCATCGTTGACGGATTTACTTCTTTCCACTCCTCCCACGCAGAGAGAACGTCATTAGCGTCCCTTGTCAGACCCGCAGAGCACAGGTAGTCGGCACAGGCATACATCCGATTGTCTAGGTGTCCCTCGTGACGTATCAGAGTCTCCAGCGCCCACGTACGGTCATCTTGACGGTCTTGGCGAATCTTCCAGTCCATAATTTTTTCTGGGGAAATTTTTTTATAACGAAGTAATCCGTGAAACACCTTATATAGCAGGGACTCTCGGAGAAAATTTTTTTTATTAGCAGAATATCACACTCGCTCTTGGGAACCTTTGTAGGTTAGGGAAGTAGTCGATTTTAATATGACGCCCCCCGAGGGCCGCCCCGCCCGCCGAAACCCGTTGGTATGACTGCGATTTGGGCGATGGGCGTTACATTTTATCGCCCCACATCTGCTCCAAAGTGTCATCCACATCCCCAAGAATAGCACTCACCCAATCATCTTCAGGCAGTTGCTCAGTGTATGCTTCAGACAGAAGTTCGTCAGTGACGTTGATAGAATCCTTGTACATGTTTGTCTCAGTTAGTATAATCGAAAAGGGGCAGATTGTCAAGCGAACATGAAACCATCCTCAAACTCGTAAGTGTTGTAAACGGGGGAAGTTCCTGCCTGTCCGATGAACTTATCGACGAACCATTGGAAGTTCTTTTGATATACACACTCACCCTTGATTGCGTGCTCAGAGAGAATAGCATTCAGGCGAGATTTGGTGGTGTTAGACTGCCAACCGCCATCGAAGATTTGAACGAAGTCCTCACCAACGGTGGCAATGTGGTTGCCGTGGAGATACACTTTGCTCTCGTTAGTTTCAGCAATGAACTCTACACGAGTGTTTGCAGATTGCCAGTTCAGGTTGTTAGAAATGGCGTTGTTCATTTGCTGTTCGATTTTACGCATGAGAGGGGCGATTCCTTTGACCCTCTTAATATACACGGAAACCGCCCCCTGTGCCCTAGCCATGTGCCACTTCTCTGAGTGGCACAATTTCCATACGCCAACCGATATATTTGATGTAATCGAAGGGCGACATTCTCTCAGTCTTAGGGTATCTTTCCCCTCGCAATTCTCTGAGGGAATCTACATACGTTTCTAGGGCATTAATCGACGTGAAAGAACAATCTTCGGTGTTGTCTTCGTTGTAGAGAATGAACAGCAAAATTAGTCTCCTGAGTATACGTAATAGAGGAATCCTTCCGCTAACAAATACCCTGCTAGATTGCTGGCATCAGTATCATCCCAGCATTGCTCAGTATCTAATAGAAACTGAAACAAGTCCAAACCATCATCAACTGTAAGGAGTCCTTGTTTCCATTTAGTCCAGAACAGTTGGTATTTCTGAGGACCTGTAATCATTCGTTTCCTTTGAACCCTTACAGAGTCATTTTAGCAAGAAAGTGTCAGTCTGTCAAGTCGTTCGAGTCTATCAGAATTGCTAATCTTTCTGGGGTTGACAACTCGATAGGTCGTACGCTAAGACTTCTGAACTATCGCTATTATACCAGGAAAAGAACACAAACCCATGTTTTTTTCCATATTTCCTAATTATTCCGCGTTTTCCACAATTTACACAATACCTGTGGAAAAACCTGTGGAAAACTATACTTGACAGAACAGAGAGTTTATGATACAATAGATAGAAAAGTATTGCGGTGATTGAGTTAATGACCATTGACGTGAACAGAGGAAACATTGTAGAACTATTTCCGCGTCCTGTTGTATTCTATCGTCTACCTGATGAACAATTTGAAATCCTTCAATCTATTGCCAGTAAGGTAAAAGAAAACAGAGGAGAATACACTCATGTACATAACCCACAAAATGGAAAGTTAAGTCACTTTCTTGATAACTCTGATGACAATATCTTTGACCAATTTGATATAGGTTGGTACAAACAGTGGTTAGAAGATTGTGCTAAAGATTTCGTTGAGAATGTTAAAGGTTTAACCTTGCATGGTAGTGATATGCAATGCGTACACTGTTGGATGAATCAAGCAGATAGAATGGCACACCAATATGTACATAACCATACATGTTCGATTGTTAGCGGCACTCACTACATTCACTTCGATAAGAGTAAGAATCAACCGTTGAGTTTTTATAACCCTTGGGTGAATCAGGGACCATTACAACCATCGCTAGATTTGCAGTGGAAAGAACATACAAAGTACAATTATCCTTCTATTCAAGTTGTGCCAGATGAGGGCGATTTAATACTCTGGGACAGCAACATTTACCACGGCTATGATATTGACGTTGTGGGCAATCGTACAACATTTAGCATGAACTTTATGCCCTATCGTATGATGTACGGCAACTACGGTTTCTCACTCGTTAGAGACTAATCTGGGCGCTAGTTGTTTCTATTCCCTGTGAATGTTCGTTGATGTCTCCCGTTGGAAGTGTATTAAACGATATACTCCAACGGTTGTTATCTTCAAACTGTCGTTGTGTACCATGCACCAAACCTGAAGGGAATAACAGTAATCTTCCTCCTACAAATGGTGCTTCCCATCTATAGTTTGGTTCACGTCTATAGGGTTCGATTCGTGCTACTTTATGCGTGTAGTATGGATTTTCAAATATAGTGGGCGCACCATCTTTACTCGCATAGAATATACCTGAAACACACGACATTGGATGGTCATGTGAATGATGTGCCTGCTGACTTCCTCCCCAATTTGCATTAGCCCAGCATGTAGTTATCTCTAGTTTGTCACATGCAAACGTCCAATGTTGTCGTGCTTCTTCTAAACAATCATTGAACCAGTTGACTACATCTTTCAAGTACAATTCCCGATGCATTTGTGTATGCGTATGGGACAATCCTGATGGACCCATGTAACGAACGTGTCGTGATAAAAAATTATCCAACCCTACCCAATCGAGTAAGGAAGGATACTCAAACTCTAACACTTCTACAGGGAATAACTTATGCGTTTTCATTGACGATTTCTATCTCATTCCAGTATTGAGTGGGCACAACTATGCACACTTGATTAGTTCTTCTCTTGCAACAATGCTGGTCTTCTTCACACTTAGTGTACTCCCTAATGCATAGCGTCAGGTAGTAATCAGGGTCGATAAAGTTAATATAACCCTCGTGTTCTTTCCATCGAATGTGTTGACCAGATTGCAAGTTCATTTGAATCCTTTGCCAGTGGTTTTCGATTTATCTATCACTTCCACTCGGTCAATGTGTTGAGGGAAGTTCCATTGAGCAATCAGAACATCTTCGTAATCGTCTAACACTTTGACGCTACCATCTACGCACCATACTTTATATCGATGGCGGTCATATGGCGCTTCAGAAGTGTGAGTGAACTTACGTTGAGTTTCATGCGCGGGAGTAATCATAATGCCTCCCAAAAGTCATCCCAATCTTTCTTTGAATCCGTCACATCTGTCACGTTCTTGATGTTATTCTCTTTCTTGATTTGACGCTGGAGCTCATAATAAACCATCCACAGTTGACGTGTCATGTAACTCTCGTATTCGTTACCTTTTAGTGAATCAATTAGAAGTTGAGTTGTGGCAAGTTGTTGTTTCAAACTAAGCACGATTCATCCTCTCATAGCGACGACGTTCTATGTATTCTTCGTAATCATCAGGAGAGAGAATATCGTCCCAGTCACCATCACTTTCAACGTTGTTATAGCGACGAATAATGTCATCGGAAGTCCTTGCACATTTCGTCGTAGGATGCACCAACGGGGATTTGTTTGCAGAATCGGGAGAGTTTGTCATTTTGAAGATTAGAGACCGTTTGAATAGCAGAGGTGCCAATCATTGCACCGAAGATGATTACAACAGCAGCAAGAGTTAGGCGCATTGTGCTTCCTCAAGAAGGTGGGGATAGTATTCTTCGACTTCGGAGATTAGTTCATCGATAGAATACTTGTCGTAAGATTCTTGCATGTTATCATACAAGATTGCCATCATAGTCTTGATGTCCATATCATCAAGAATCTGTTGAATCATTGCATCTTGCAGTGTATCACGGTCGATGATGTTGTCGTTGGGAGTGTTAGTCATGAGTCAAACAGAAGGAGTAACGTTGATTTCTTTAATGTTCAGTCCACAGAGTTGATTGTAGACGCGATTAAGTATCAGTTTGTCCGCAGTCTTTGCACGAGATTGTTCATACCAAACAGTCACACATCCGTCGTTAGTTTCAACTTGAACTCTGTAGTTTTTCATGATGATGTTAATCAGAGACCGTTGAGGAAGTCAGCGAGTGCCTCATCATACTCCTCTTGAGTATCAAAAACACGACCGTGAATGTTAAGAGGAAAAGTCTTCTTAACACCTGCAGATGCTACCACGCGGCAGTCTGCTTCATCGTAACCCATTTCGACGAGAGTAGCAACGTAGGGATTGGAGATTGTCATGTGTTTGTGTTAGTTAAGAGTGAAAGATTCAGGCGGCGCAGAAGTTCTCTTCAGCGACAGTTTCCCATGCTTTGTAGAACATATCCCAAGCAGCGTTATCTGCAACGAAAGAGTGAATATCTGCCTGCTCGCAGATGTAATCGTAGCACATGTCAATGTCGGGGTTCATTTCATAAAAGAAACCAGACATGCTGTTGATTGCATCAACAAAAGCAGAATCTTCGATGAGGGATTGGAAAGCGTTTTTCATGGTGTGTTCCTTTGACTCTTATAGAATACACGATTCTGGGCGCATTTCAACCGATTGTGTGCGCTTTGCTGACTGGCACACGCGGCGTTTGCCGCGTTACATGCTATAGTTAGTCAGAACGTGTTCAAAGTTAATAGCACTGATGCAATATCCCGTCGCACATGTAATCTCTTCTACTAAATCATCTTCATCATCTGCCTCCCAAATACCCAGGGGATGTTCACCAGTAACCGCTAAAATGTGCTCGTATCCTTGTTGTTCCGTCTTAATATAGTCTAGAGAATCATCATCAGTGGTGAAGTCGAAAGTGATGTCTTTGACGAGGAATTGCATGACTCAGTTGTTGTTAGGTTGAACGATTGCAGATGCGTTGTAGAGCATGTCGGCAGTGAATTGCCGCGCACCATTACTATTCCAGAACAGAACAGCGATGACAATGAAGAGGAGGAATTTCACTTGGTTTGCGTAGAAGTTTGCAGAACGTTTCTTGTTGAGAGCTCTAATCATCGATTAGGGAGAGTTGTTCAAACTTAAGGTGGTCATCGCAAGAGTCATCGTCTTGCAAATCTATCATGTCGGTGTCAACATGCTTCAAGAGTTTGCCAAACAAAAAATCAACAAACTCTCGGTCTTCGTTAGTAATCATCCGCCGAACATTTCATCGAAAAGGTCATCCATCTCTTGCGCTTCGTTGTGGCGGTCGAGTTGGTTACGCATTGCAATCAGTGCTTGCTGAGTGTTACGCAGTTTCAGCATTTCCTCGTTGATGTAGTGCAAACGGTTGTTAATTTGGCAACGGTCCATACCATCAACGGTGGGAACATCGTACACTGTGTTGTTAATCTTGCGAGGTTGGAGAGTAACGGTCATTTGCGTCGTTTCCTTTGACTCTTATAGAATACACCATTCTGGGGCACCTACAAGCGCCTGTGTGCCACTTTAACCACTGGTCCAGGTCTCAAGGTATTCTCTAATCGTAAAGTGCGAATCCGTGCAGGTTTCTTCCACTAACTCATCGACACTCATTTGCTTCAACTCTTCCAAATATACCTCTGGAGGAGTATCAGTATCGGGGTCGTAATCGTCGTGGCAGAGAAACACATACTCATTGTAAAGTGCTTCGATTAAATCTTCTTTAGTGTACTCCATCACTCTAGTGCAAAGTCTCCATCTTCCAGGGGAACGTCAATATCGAACTCAAACAAATAGTAGTCGTGACTTACATTCAGTTCGTTGCAGAAAGACTTAAATTGCTTCAAAGTCTTCTTGCTGTCAAACTCAACAATGTGGTGGTCAGTTTCAAACAGGACGGACATTTTAGAAAGAGGAATCAACAATGTGAGGAGTGTAATTAACAGCAGCAGGTGCAGTGTTAATCTCGGTCAACTTGCGCTGGAGTTTGTCATGAATAGCGAGCGCACTTCCGTGTGCTTTTGCTATCCTGTACTCATCGCCAGTTGATAATAATTGAAGTGCAGATAGCAGAATACCTATCTCGTCTTCATTGAGGACTACATTGGTTTCGTACATGTCTCAGCGTTACTTCGTAACTATAACAGAAATTCGAGCGTTCCAGTGGCACCAGTGGTCACTTTTTCAAGTGGTCGTTGCATAGCGGAGTATGCTGTAATCTGGTCTACAGTGATAGGTTTGCCAGGCATCTTCGCATTGACAGGAGATACAATCTGCCCATCTTTCTTGCGAATAAAGCCCCAGACGCTCTTTATGTCGCCTTCTTTATATGTGAAGGTTCCATGATTATGTATCCAAACTCTGAAGAATTGTCGGTTGAAATCTTCTACGCTGTAACTGTAATTGCGTGGAGCAGAGAAAGGAAGGTCCATGATTAGTCGTTGCATTGTTTCAACCACTTGCGTAGGTCGGAAGACATTCCAGGAGAAATCGTGGAGCGTCCCTTACTACCGTGGATGGGAAGTGTGAAAACTCGTTGAGAATTTGGGTGAGTAACTTTCTTGTGCTTTTTACCATTAACGACTGTGCCGCCGTTAGTAGCAATCAACTTGATTGCTTCTTTATACTTAAGGGGAGCAGTTTTGTTTTGCATAGTCCTATTGTAAGGCATGGCGGGGCAGGCAACCCGCAGTGTTCACAAACCGACACACTTGATTTTAATGGGGTTTGCTGGTATCCTGTCTGGTCTCAGTCTCGTCTCGCTGAGAACCCTTGCCACCACTGGACTAAAACGTGATTTTTCTGCATTTTTATTTGCAAGGGGGGATAGGTCATGCCTGCGGAAACCGATGCGGAAAAAAGAGAAAGTGTAAATTAAGCGAAAACAGAAGGAGGAACGCCCTCAATGAAGATTGCATCGACAACGTTCTGCAAACGCTTGGCAATTTGCTTGCCAATCTTACCAGGCATGGGCACAGTTACGAATCCACAAGGTTTCTTGTAGAAGGAAAATGCACCAGCAGGGTATTCACCAGCTTCGACAGATTTGCGGTCTTCGTTGTCAACACGAATCACGCGACCGATAGTCTGTGCCATCTCAATGATGGGCAGATTGCGAAGCAAAACGGCGTGAGTCAGTCCAGGGCAGTTGATACCTTCAGACAGAATAGAATAGTGGAAGACTACAAAACGCTTGGAAGAATCAGCACCGTACTTACTCAGAGTCTCGAAGAATACCTCGCGAGATACTTTCTTGTCGTTCACATATGCACCGTGCTTGCTAGTGATGTGGAGAACTTCGTAACCCATTTCAGTCAACTGGTGGATGCAATCAGTCTGCGAGAGCATACGCCACAGCACCTTAGTGTTAGGAGCAGCAACAAGAACCTTTGCAGACTTTTGAGGGTCGAGAGAAGTAATCACACCGATGAGGTTAGACTTATCTACCTCGTGAGCGTTAGAGTTATCGCGCAGCAAATCTGTCTCGAAAGGTACAACGGTAGGAGGAACGATTGCACCCTGCTCGATGAGTTCGGGAGCAGGCACATTGCACAGGACGCCACCATAAACGTCGCTGTTATTCATGCCACGAGCATATGCATTGCCACGACTATTACGAGGCGTTGCAGTAAAGAAGTAGCGGCGCTTAGCATACTGAGCAACAGCAAATACGCTGGTAAAGAAATGCTTACCAGTGGCGTTGTGTGCTTCATCGAAATAGATGCAATCGATGTCGATGCCACTATCAACAACACGGGGCAGACTGTGGTAGGTAGTGAACACCAACGTGTGCTTAGGTGCGCCGTGCTGGAAGACATTCCACGAAGAAATGTCGTGAGGTTTAGTAGAGTGAAACTCTCTAGTCTCTCCACTATGAACATGCATCACAGCAGCGTCAGTGATAAACTCAGAGAACTCCTGATGAAGTTGGTTAGCGAGCAAGATGCGAGGAGCAACTACAACAATGGTCTGAGGATTTGCTGCTTGCTGCAACAACCACTGACAATGTGCAATCATGATATACGTCTTGCCGCCACCAGTAGGGCAATAGATTTGCCCAAACTTTTGCTCTTGCATAACAGTCAGGGCGCGTTGCTGGTGGGGGCGGAGTTGCATGAATTGCCTTTGCTTGATGAACATATTATAACAGCATCCCACCCGCTAGGGCAAGATGCTGTGCAGGTTATGTGATTGTCACATGATATTAGAACTGCTGCAATTTGAAGCGAGAGTTACCCTTAGCAGACACAGATAGCGAACCAATGATAACCTCGGTCATGTGCTTGTCTATCACTTTCTCACAAGGAATAGAGGTGGCATAGTAACCATTAGCCAGGTTAGATTGCCAGTCTTCCTTCTTAACGAAGGCGTGACATACAAAGAAACCTATACCATCATCAGTGTAATCCCAGGAGACAAATAGATAGTCACCGTCACGCTTAGAGAGTTCACCACCACGCCAAATCGTGCTGTAGTTACCCTTAGTGTCGGGAGAACACTTACTGACCTTGACTTCTACAACTCCCACACGTTGAGGGAGTTGAACCATCGCTTCCTCTACAATAATGTCGGGGTCGTTATCACTATCAGCAGTACGGAAATAGTATGTTAGTTCATACTTTTCGTTCAGAACTTTACAAATCTCTTCGGCAATGATGCCACTAACTATCTCCGACTTTGTTTTGTTACTGATACCTTTGTACGAAGATAGCATCTTGAAGAGTGTATTGACGTTAGTCAATGCAGTCTCCCATGCTACATCATCAAGGAAATAATCCATGACTTTCATAGGTTCAACCTTCACAATGTCAATGGGCATAGTAGGGTCAATCGCGAGATATTTGTGGAGTTCGTTCATCAGCAGGCGAGACACATTGCAGAGTTAAAGAGTTGTGCATCAGTGTGCATGTCGGTCACAATGTAACCATAACCCTCAACGCGAGAATCTACTTCACGTTGGAAATCTTTCTTGTTGATGTAACGCTTGGACTGTCGTGCATTGCAGAAAGTGACAATCTTAAGCATCAGACGGTCGCTGATAGTGCCATCCGCATACTTAACGGGATAGAAATCAACCATCATGTTGGCGTCTTTGGATTGCAGTTGCATGTCTCTCTTTCGATTACTCCGTAATCATAGCACGGTGGGCACGGGTCTGGGCGGCGAGGTGGACACTTTGCCCAACTGTCACACTGTCCCAGTCCTTGGGCGAGTTGAAGTTAGCTACACTGAACAGACGACGATTAACGAGTTTGATTGTACCAAACTTGCCAGACATAACGTAACCCTCATGAGAGTTAGTGTTGCCGATAGTAGGTTCAATCCACTCATCAAATCGCATCTCGTTGAGTAACAACGTCTTGACGTGAGTGATGATACCGAAGACCCTAGATTGCACGGGGCTCATGCAATCAAACTGTTTGCTCTCACGGATACACTTATTGACTGCAATTACTGCTGCATCAGACTCTTTCTTGCTAGGATTAGGGAGGAAAGGTACAAGCAGTTCTGCAAGATTAAGCAGGTGGTGGATTCTGCGACGACGGGTAATAAGAGTTGCATCGGTGTTAAGGAAGCGAACTTTTGGATTGAACGTGTCATAACTGAACCGACCGAAATTAGCAGTCAGTTCACTCATCTTATCACCAGTGTAATAGGTGTGAGCAGCGAATACAATAGACTCGCCAATCGAATTGGGAAACTTATACTGTACGCAGTTAGGTTTGTAGGTGTCAGTGCCACCGTAACCAATGAAATCACCCTGCCAGATATAACCCAGATTCTGGGGGAGATTGTCTAAACAGACGTGAAGAATAGCGGCAACACGTTGATTGTTACCGTGATTAACTTCGATGTCGTTGTGTGTATAGTTAATCTTAATCTTGACCTTATTAAACACACTCTTCGTCCCTACAAAGAACTTACCATTCTCTGGATTCTTGCCAAATACAATAGCAGGAGCGCCATCATATTTGACAGAGAAAGTAGCATTAACGTCACGCAGGCACTTGATAGCCTGGCGGGCAGATTGTCTGCCGCGAAGTACAGAATCTTCGGGATGTTCGAGGTGTTTGTTTTGCATAACTATCAGCGGATGTAGAGATAAGCGCCAGACCAATCTGCACGGGCAAGACATTCTTCACGAGACTCAATGCTCAGAAGATTATAACGAACTCCCTTTGCAGGCGTCTTCCAAGATGCAGACTTGTAGACTTCGCCAGTCTTCTTATCAACGAAGCAGTGAACACTACGGGACCCGTATTCAGTCTCCATGATGAGTTTGTGATACTTACGACCAGACTCAATGTAGAACTTATAACCAGAATCTTTACGATTGCGACGCTTGTAATCATCTTCCAGAGCATCACACAGCATCAAACAATACTTAGTGACATTCAACTGAATAGTGTTTTGTGCATCACGTTGAGCACAGAAGTCGGAGAACTCTTGGCGAAGTTGAGTAGCAGTCATGTCCCTTGATTTGTATGAATACAATATAGCATGGCACAGGGCAGGTCGCAACCCATCCTGTGCCACTAGGTCAACCGTCACACTGCCAGAGCACCGCTGGGGATTTCAACTTCGCGAGTCATGTGCGGGTCTACACTATAACCAACTTGATGGCAAGTCCACTCGCCATCTTTATACAAATAGGCGTATTCTCCACCACAGTTGTCATCAGTGTAGACCAGGAAATCGTTCAGATTATTGTGAAGAACAGGAGGGCAATCTTCGTTACGTCCACTATAGTATTGAGGACCATATTCTTCTACTTCTTTATTCTCAACCACATAATCCGCGATTTGCTTACCAGTCCAACGGTCTTTAGTCCAGCAGCAAGACATATCGCCACCGTCAATCAGTTCAGCAATCTTAGACTTATTGTTGTAATGAGTCTTCAGAATACGACCCAACCACTCAGGATAACCGTCCCAGTGGTGATACACAGAGAGGATAGATTCGTCTGCAAGTTGAATACCAATGCGGGAACGAGTTGCCATGTGCTTTTGTTTGTTACTTCGTAACTATAGCACCGCCAGGGCGACCCCACAAGGGGGGTTGTGACACTTATTCAACTGGCACACCCTTTTCTTTAGGTGAAGCATGCACATTGAACGCCAAAGTTAATCTTTCTGTGTCTACTTGTCGTGTTCCATGTAACAAACCAGAAGAGAATACCTTGATAAATCCTTGACATCCCTTCATTCTTGCATCCATTTCATTAAAGTCGTTGCGTTTTACGCACCCTGGTTGTACTGGTTGCAGGAATCTATGCGGGTTGATGATATAGAAATCGAATTGGTCTGACGCAATAATATCAACGGTGCCAGAGATTACACTGTTTTGATGTGTATGAACCTCTTGACACCACTGCGGTTCGTAATAGTTTAGCCAAGACGATTGGATGTGGTAATCGATATTATCTGTGTCATATTCCATACGATTGATGTATGCTGACACACAGTCCAAGATAGGTTCAACCAGGGGTTGCATCTCTGGTTGTGAGAGTATATCTGCTGCCGTATTGACAGTAGACAAACACCGCGTTTCATACGAATGTTTGCCTACTTCAAAGCACAACTCTTTTGCCCAGTCTTGCATATCTTTTGACACAAGTTCTTCAACTTGGTCATAAACAATTAGACTGGGAAAGAGGTGTAATTCAGATGCCATTATGATTGGGTTGTGTAATCAATATCGATGTCAAATGACAAATCATCGTAATCGTATTCAAATTCAAGTTCTTCTAACAAATCTTCAATCAATTCGTCGTAGGATTGATACTCGAACTCGTCCATGATTGTCATCAGTTAAAGTTGTCGTAGTCTGTAGTTTGATTCCTTTGATTGCGAGGACGGTCCTCATCCATAAAGGAATTGTTGTAACCATAACTGTCAAAGTATTCGCTGCCAGTTTGTTTTTTAGTGTTCCTTTGACGTTTCTCTCGCAGAGATTTACCGTAAGAGGAGTGGTTATAGTTACCACCGCGACGATAAGTTCTACCCATGTGTCAGTTGTGTTTTGAAATTAAACTACATTGTATGTATAATCAAGAACCCCATAGATTCTTGAATGGACAACGTTTCTCATCATTTGCTAATGACCAGGAAACGCCAGGGAGATAGTCTTTAAGCATGGTGTTTTGCCTTGCATGACGTATCACCTCAGATTTGGGTTCGGCACATTCTAGGCGGTAATTCTCGCCTGCTCCGCTGAACCTCACACACCATAATGCATCCCCCCTCTTGATGTCAACCGTTTCACCCATTTTAGATACAAACGGTGTGAGGATTGGACGCACCCACTTACCTAGTGGGAAATGTGCAGGGATAATCTCTCTATCCAGACGGATTTGTTCCATCCAGATGTCTCGATGTTCAGTCCATAGTAATACCATGGGGCCAAACTGTTGGACGAGAGTATCACCAACCACATCAGAATCGCCCATGAACTCTTTGAAGATGTTCACATCAGATTCTATAATCAACCTATCTTCATGTAAGCGATAGGTTGCATCAAACTGAGCATAGAAAACAAATGTATTCTTTGCCCAAGACTTCCAAGCAGGACAGCGATAATGACTATAACTATCCTGCTGAATGTAATCCAGATACGTTGTTGGTTTAATATACACCCCCTCAGCAAATAGAGGGTGAGTTATACCATCATCGGTCGAAGGATTCATGGGATGAAAGTACACTGTCTTTGTAGACCGATTTGTACTCTCGGGGTTTTTCCACAAGTGCTTCAGGTTCATTGATAACCGTCAATTCATCGAAATAGTATCCACAACCACGGAGAAAGTCTCCGCAGTTACCAACAACATCATCAAGGAAGGTTGCATTAAAATCTTTTTGTGTAGTAGCACCATCTTCATCGCGAGCAATCAACGTGAAGTTCATCGACATTCAACCTCTTGGGCGTCATTTACATCAGGTAGTTTATCAGCGATTTCCTCCTCTGTCAACCCCTCTGCTCTCCACTTCCTAGCAAGTTGTGCGTCCAGTACACGAGTTGGCACACCATAGAGACC